TATCACCAGATATACTAAGAGCGGAATTTACATCATTGTGTAATTTTACTTGTTCCTTTAATATGTCTTTTATTCCGCCAAGTGATTTTTCAATTCCAATTCCTATTAAGTTTTTAATACCTCCACCAATAGAACCCTTTTCACTAAAAAATCCTTTAACCACATCCGACACAGTTTCTATTATTACGGATGGTTCAATTCTAGAACCTCCCGTGGTATAACTTTTTACCGAGGAACTAAAATTTTGAATATCGGACATCGTGGATATTACACCACTATTTTTTGTGTCAGTTGCTGAATTACCATTAGATGATTTGTACATGTTAAAGTCATTTAAAATTCTTTGACTATAGTCAGTATTGTCGTTTGGTTGAATATTTTTAACGACTCTCCATTCATTTGAGAATTTTGTTAAATCATTATTATCAGCATATTGTTTTAATTTATCAGCCATACCTATAAATAGATTAAGTTTTATTTTCTATCTCAATAAGATAGTTAATATAATACCTTCTAATGTAGACAGGCATACCCATGATATCCCCATAGGAGAATCCTCTTTTTACTAAGAATAAAATTTCGTCTAATTGACCTTTTTTATAATCCGTAGAAAGGGCGAAAAAACTCCACCCCGAACCCAATTTCAACTTGGATTTTGTCTCCTGACGGGGTGTTTACTTCTCTTTTTAGGTCTAAACTTGGTTTGTTTTCTTTAATGAATTTTCTAAAATCTTGTGAATCTTTGATTGGTAATTTTTCAATGAAGTTTCTAATGTTCATCATATCCTTATTACCAGCTACGGTCTTAATCATCATTTCAAGTTGTTTTGTAACAATTGGTGGTACACCGTTCCCATTCCAACTTTTTTCTATTTCATCAATTTCTTTTTGTTGTTTTGGAGTTAAGAATTTAAATGTGATTTCAATGTTTGATTTTGGCATAACATATTTAAATTCTCCATTTGCATCTGGTTCAAGTTTAAATTCTCTAAATGATATTTCACTTAAATCAACAATTGCAGTAAATTCTTTATCCGTTTTTGAATCATTAAGATAAAATGTATATTCGGGACCAAAAGCGGTACTTCTTAAAAAGATTAAAACAGCCTGTTTATCTTCATCCGCAATTTCGTCAACAATAAAATCCCTATCTAAAATTTTTCTTTTTAGAAGTTCATCTATTACAGTATTATTTTGAATTAAATTCTGTGCAGACAGAATATTTTCATCTGAAGCGGTTAAATATGCTACTCTAAGTGATTTTTTATTACTTGTATAATGAATACCTCTTGAAGGTAATTCCACAACATCATATTGTATCGTGGGGTCAATTCTAAATTCTTCCATAAATTTGTTTTATTAATAACTATATAAAATTACGAAACTTTTATAAAAAAGTAAAGGTCTCCCAACGGAAGACCCTTAATATTGTAAATAGACAATTTTATTTTATTAAAATACGTAAAATACTGATAATAAAATTAGTAAACTTGAATACATCTATCCATACGTAAAGACGCTGTGATAGTTGCAATGTCATCTCTCGAATAATCAAGTTCGTTGAAGTTCAAATCAGTTAAGAATGTACCTTGAAGAATCCATTTTTCAACCACAACTCCCGTTGGGTCTAACATTTCTAATTCAATGTCTTTCTTATAACCCGCTGCGTAACCCATACGACCCGTTACTGACTCCGCGTGTAAACGGAACCATTCCATCAACGCTTGTGACGCTGAAGGTCCAATTGGGTCTTTAAATGTTACTCTTAGTTCATTCCATTCGAATCTACCAGCAACATAAGTTGATGTGTTAATGAACGGTATTGCTACTGAATTGATTTTTGCGCTTGGTCTTGCCGTTGATGCTACATACCATTCGTTGATACCCAATGAAGAGGGAAATCTTAGTATGAAACGGTTAACTCTTTTCGGTTCGTATGGAACCGGCATTTTCATTAATAAATCTGCCATGTCTATTTTTTGTTTTTAATTTTTTTTTATTTACCTTACCTATAAATATACTCTTATTGAAAAATAATTTATTTTTACGAAATACTTGATAATGTCAAATATTTTTCGTATTTTTTCACTATACTAGTATCTAGTACTAGAAATTCTTTAACTAGTTTATTAAAACTAGATATTAAAATACTAGATAATAAAATACTAGTTCTAGTATACTGGAGCATATATACTGGGTATTATAATTTTATATTTTTTATACTTTTTTTGTTTCTCGTGAAACATATAAGTTGGGAAGGATTTTACACCTTCCCATTTATTTTTTTATTAAATATTGTCAAATGAAGCTCCTGTTGGTGTTATTACGAACTCAACATCAATAAATTCAAGTGAACGAGTAGGTTTAATAAATATTTTACCTCTCATTGTATTTGCATCTATATCAGCTGGGTCACTTGAAACCGTTACACGGAAATCATAAAGACCTCTTTCTCTCTTAATCGCGTCCAATATCGGATTTACTAACCTCAAGAACTCGTTACGAACCTCTTCGTCATTTTGTTCAAATATTAATCTAACCGCTACCGCTGAAATTAATTTTCTTGCTCTTAATAATAATCGTCTTACATTTATTCTATCAAGTGCAGATTCTCTTACTTGTAGAGTTTTATTACCCCAAATAATTGTACCTGTATCAGAGAAAGTAGCAATTGGATTGATTCTATTTTTGTAAAGTTCATCTCTTTCATCAAGTGTTAGTTTCTTAACCGCTTTGATTGATTTCACTAAACCTCTTGAATAACCCGCTACTGCGAACCATGGGAACGATACATTATCAGTTAATGCTATATTTCTTACAACCTCACCTGTTGGTGGAATATAAAGTTGAGTTGCGTTATCCACATCCCTAACTTGAATCCAAGGGAAATAAGTGGCTGAATAGTTTGTATCCATTGCCACACCATCTAATGCATCAACTACCTCATCAACCGTACTATAATTTGGTGAACCAATTATATAAAGTGAATCCGCTCTATCTTGTTCAACCATATCGATTGAATAAGAAGTTAGTGAACTGTGGTCGTAGAAGTTAATACCAGGAGTTGCAAATATGTTAATATCAACTGCTTCAGGATTTCCAAAAGTATCAATACCTCTAACATATGCGTAATAATCACTATTTCCTGCCGCTATACTAAACACACCACCATTAGTTGTGTTACCTGAAACATAAGTTTTCTTACCGAAGATATAATTGTCTCCATAAGTTCTTATATTTCTGTAGATATCCCAACCATCAAATCCACCACATAATGCTAATGTAAATTTACGATAGTTGATATCACTTATTACACTACCTGCTGGTTGACCTTCTAAATCATAAGGTGTTGTTATATATGTTGTACCTGTGATTGTAGATGCGTTTGTTGATAAGTGGAAACCTTTAGTTGTATTAAGTGCCGCTTTACCTTTATATTTTAACAAATCGTCATCATAACCCGTTTGAGTTGAGAAACCTAAACATACTTTTCTAATTTTATCTCCCGAAGATGAAATTGGTGAACCGTCAGAGTTATAACCTGTAGTATCACCAGCCACATAATAATCAGTTTTATACATTACAGAACCTAAAGTTGTTCCACCAAAGTTTGAGTTATTTACAAATCCTTTAAAACCTGCTGGGTATGCATCTGTTGGGTGGTTATTAGACATATTCAACATAATGTATTTTGAATTCAATTCATATTCACCATCAGATGTACCCACTTTTTTAGCAATATATCCCGGAACATCTGGATTCATTGAACATCTTGTGAATTTTTCAAGAACAACCATGTTATCATCGGTATCATAGTATTCACGAACTAACATATCGAATTCGTATGTATCAACATTAATATTAATAATTGAAATTTTAAGTTGTGTGTTAGCGTCTTCACCGTCAGAAATTGTAATTATTTCAAATAAATCTGCAACATTACCACCTCTAACTTCAGAAACAACTGTTGGTGACATCGGTGTATCCCATTCCGTTAAGAAGTTAGTACCCTCTGAGTTGTAAACTTCAGTTAAACTGATACCTCTAATGTAACCTTGTTGAAAAGCTTGTAGTAAATATTTTGGATAAGATTCATAAACATAAATCGGAATATCTCCTTTTGATTTATCAAATACATCAACACCCAATACTTTAGTAACATATTTTGATGATGTAGTATCTAAACTACATGTAAATGTTTTTGCTCCACTTGTTGCTCCCGTTACATTGATTGTAAATTCAGATAATGGGTTAACCACTAAATCCGAACCCGAAATATTAAAGTTAGTATTTCCTGTAACTTCTAAATTTAAAGTTTGACCAACATATGAACCTCTTGACCTAAATGATGCAACAACTTGTTCATCATAATCACTATATGTGGTAGCACTATATGTATATCTTGTTACATCAAATAGACTTGTACCACTATTGTAAACGAATACGAATGAATAAACTTCTGTACCAGCCGTATTAACTAATGTATTATACCACTCTTTTGAATTATAGTTATCTGCGTTATTTAAACCTGTTAATGGTGAAATGACTTCAGTACCTGTTAAACCCGATGTTCCTGAAAATGGTACATTACCCAAAACAAACCAATTACCGGTATTACCTGATGTAAAACCACTATAGAATGTTACCATATAATCAGTAATGGTATTTCCGTCGTAAGCTTTCTTATCTGATAAGAAAGTGTAGAAAGTACTACCTGTAATACCTGTTGTTGATGGGATTGTAGTTCCCGTTGTGGTTCCACTTAATCCTCCAACCTCAACACCACCGATTGTTTTAATCGCAAATGTTTTAACTGGTTTATATCCTGTTAATCCAAGAACTCTTGTAACAAATAGTTGATTTGATTCTTGAAGATACGCTTTTGCAACATAAGGTAGTTCATATTTTGGATTATTATTACCGTCTTTTTCCGGTGATGTTCCCCCAAAATATAATTTGAATGAATCGAAATCTGTTATTAAAATTGGTTCGAAAGCGGGACCTCTTAAAGTTTCCCCCACTAACCCCAATGTACTCACCCCAACACTTTGTGCTACGAATGATAAATCTTTTTCTGATGTATATACACCAGGAGATACAAATACTCTATTTGAATTTGCCATTTTTTCTTGTTTGGTTAATTAATTTTATTACTTTTCTATAAATATCTTTGTTTTTAGCAAAGATTTCCTTGATTTTATTAAAAAATATACTTATAGACACTAATTTATCTTTTAGTATCAATATTTATCTTTATCATGGAGAATACCACCAAAAACATTAAGGTTAGTGAGAAACATCACAAGATGTTAAAAGAATATTGCGATAAAAAAGGATTAAAAATTTATAAAATTGTTCAGAAGTGGATTGATGAAACTTGTAAAGAAGATAAATCCATAGAAATACCAAAGAAAAAAGATATCTACGGAGATTAATTTTTAAGAACTACTTGGAGTTGGGGTAATCGTTGGAGTTTTAGTTGGTGTTGGTGTAATGGTTCTTGTTGGGGTAATAGTAGGTGTGATGGTTATAGTTGGTGTTATGGTTGGTGTTGGTGTTGGTGATAATGCTGGAGTAAATGTTGACGAACCTTTTGTTGTCACAAAATTAAAATTACTTCTCCCAATTGTATCAACAGTTAACCCACTAAAAGTACTTGTTTGGTTTAAATTCCCAAAAGAACCCGCAACCGTATATTCAGTTGTTCCTGAAATTTGTTTAGGTTCAATAAATAATTTAACCGGTATTGTGACTGTAGTTCCTGTTGTAACACCCAATATATCATCAAATGTAATCTCAACCGTTTTATCAACTTTACGAGACGCAATCACCGAATATTGTGAAACAATTGAACCACTTGAATATGAACTTGTTATCGATAGATTAATCTCAGGTCTTGGTGTTCTACTTGAACTTAAATCAGTTTCTAACATAGTCAACACCCTGTTGATTGCGGGTTTAACTTCAAACTCCTCTTCATCAATTAGGAAACCTAACATTGTAAAGGTGTAATTTTGGATGTAAAACCTTCTACCATCCAAAGTATCCATTGGGGTGTTATCTTCGATTCTATCCAACACTATGGGTATATAGTGACCTTTTACGGAGGTATATGATTGACGAGATGAAAACTTTTGTAAAACAACCTTGTTGAATTTATTTATGTCTCTAAATTTTG